TGCCACCATGTCGAATCGGGATGGGGTAAAGAAGTTATGGGTAAGCAATGCTGGCTGGTCGTCACGCACCACACAGTCGCGGCTCAACGCGCTGTTCAGTCTGTTAAATATGCCAGAGCGTGTGTATATCAAGGGTGGCACTCAGTACCTAGACTCTTCGCGCCACAACACCATCAACCTGTCGGCACTACGCAAGAGCGCGGTGCTTGTGTATGAAAGAGAAGTGGAACACTACAAAGGAGGCGCGGGTAAGTCATCTCTGCCTGACAAGCCAGCACCCTCGTATTTTGACGCAACAGATGAATGGGTCGAGCAACCCAAACCAGTACGCGATGCTGCGTACCAACTATTTCTAAATCGAAAACCGTTATAACACGTTATAACAAACACTAAGCAAACAGGAGGTTCCAATGGAACAAGCAAACAACATTCAGCAAATCAACCAAGAAACAGACACGCTGATACATAAGCGGTTAACCGAGAAACCAACCATCAACCCCAACAACGTGCCGAGCATTAGTTCGTCTGCGATGCTGGTGCAGCTAAACGTATCAACGTGGACTGCTCGCAAGCTGGACAAGTCAGTGAGCAAGAAAGTCGCTCGTGACAATGGCGCGTCGGATAGAGCGGGTAACTACAACAAGAACCTGTTGGCTGGCTGTACCGAGCTTGACGATCTCAAGAAGTTCGTAGGTAACGCACGTAACATTCACTACGCCATGACTCTGCCGTGGTCTGACATGGGACTGCGGCTCATACCGACATCCCTCTACTTCGAGTACCACGCGGAGATGACACGTTTAGAGCAAGAGTTCTGGAGGCTGTACACTGCGTTCGAGACTGCGTACCAGTGGCGTATTGCTAACGCTATGCAGCAAGCGCAAGAACTAGGTGCGATGTTCGACCACGATGACTACCCATCCGTGGAAACTCTTAGCCGCAAGTTCGGCTGGACTCTATCGACACAACCATTGCCTGACGCTGGCGACTTCCGGCTCGACATACCCAACGAACAGCAGGAGGTAATACGTCAGCAGTATGAGGACTTCTACTCCAACAGCATAAGTTCTGCGGTGGGCGATCTGTGGCAGCGGGTACGCACTAACCTTGAAACCATCACGCGGCAGCTTGCCCCCAAGGATGAGGTCGATGACAAGGGCAACCAGAAGTACAACAAGCTGTACGACAGTGTGTTTGATACGTCACTGGATCTGATACGGATGCTGCGCGACTTCAACCTAACAGGTGACACGCAAATGACTGCCATCACCAACCAACTGGAAGATACGCTGTACGGTGTCAGTACCGACATGCTCAAGCACAACGAATCTGCGCGGCTCAACAAGCAGCGTGAGGTGCAGAGTATCTTGGATAACCTACCTTCCCTCGATCTGTAGAGTGACTAGGTACCTCGACAAAACATGTAATACCCTGTATAATGGTCACATGGTATGGGGTATTACCAACTACAACCAAACCAAATGTTATAACACGTTATAACAAACACTAAACGAAACGGAGAGCAAGCCATGAGCTATGCACAAAACATGTACGCACTGAGCCTCGACCAAGCCGAGGCGCTAATCAAAGCAACGGGGCATCACCGCACTGTTCTACTCCAAGGTCACATGGGTACAGGTAAGTCATCACTACTTACTTCACTCGCCGCTGACCCTGATCTGTCGAATCACGTACCCTGCTACTTCGACTGCACGACCAAGGACTTGGGCGACATCACATTGCCCAACATCAAGGTCAACCAAGATGTGCCATACGTCACCTATGCGACCAACGAAGAGCTAGGTGCCCACGAGGACAAGCCGATCATCCTGATGATTGACGAGTTCGGTAAGGCCAACCCCGCAGTCAAGAACGCACTGCTACGTCTGATACTCGAACGCAAGATCGGCAGCTACACGCTGCACCCCGACTCTATTGTGTTCGCCACGACCAACCTTGGCTCTGAGGGTGTGGGTGACTTGTTACCAGCACACGCTAGGAATCGCATCACTGTTGTAGAGACTAAGAAACCCGCCGCTATGTCATGGGTCGAGTGGGGTATCAGCAACGGTGTCGATCACTCAATACTTGGCTGGGTCAAGGACAACCCGCAGACAATGCAGGACTTCCGTGATGTGCCGAATCCAGATGACAACCAGTACATATTCCACCCGCAAGCCGTTGACCGAGCAGCGTTCTGTACACCACGTTCGCTACACGCAGCGAGCGACATCCTGAAGAACCGTGAGGGACTTGACGATGACACGTTAACAGCAGCGTTGATCGGTACTATCGGTGCTCGCGCAGCTATGGACTTCATGGCATTCCTCAAGCTGGCCGACCAGCTACCGTCACTGGAGTCAATCAAGAACAATCCGGACAACGCCATCGTGCCGACAGCAAAACCAGCACAGTGCATGGTGACGTTTCGCGCACTGGCTACGATTGAGCGTGACTGGGTGGACGCATGGATGACTTACATGCAGCGGCTCGACAAGGAAGCGCAGGGTCTATTCGCCAATGGTGTACGCGCTAAGAAGTACATTCCCAAGAAGCAGTCTATGGTCATGCAGAACAAGCAGTTCACCGAGTGGTCTATAGAGAATCGACACATGTTCGCAGCGGACAAGGTGTAAGGAGGTAACATGTTTGCATTACAACAACAGCTAACGGCGGAGCAACGCATCGCCAAGGCATACGTGGACATCACGAGTCACGAGCGGTACCTTGCTCTGGCCGGTGTGCTGTCTATCGGCACCAAGACTGTCAGCGACGAGATACCAACAGCCTGTACCAATGGACGTGACGAGTTATACGGACGCGCATTCGTTGATTCAATGACTGACGCAGAGCTACGGTTTGTCATGCTGCACGAGTGTTACCACAAGATGTATCGCCATCTCATAACGTGGAAGCACTTGAACGAGAAGAATCCTACTCTTGCTAACGCATCGTGTGACTACAACATCAACGGCAAGCTGGTCGATGAGAACAAGGACGATGGCTTTGCCACCATGCCTCGTGACGAGGACGGTGAGATCGTAGGTCTCTATGATGAGCGGTTCCGCAACGCTGACGGTTCATGGATGGACACGGCTGCTATCTTCTCTGCACTCGACAACGGCGGCGATAATGAGGGTGACGGTGAAGGAGGTAACGAGTCAGGTGATGGTGCACAAGGTACGTCTTCCACCCAAGGTTTCGACGAGCATGACTGGGAAGGTGCTGACAAGTTATCTGATGATGAGGTCAACGAACTTGAGAAAGAGATCGACATTGCCATTCGTCAGGGCAGCACTATCGCCGGTAAGCTAGGCGCTAACGGCAACCGCAATCTTACCGAGCTTATGCAGCCGCAGGTCGATTGGCGTGAGGTACTGCGCGAGTTCATCCAGACCACATGCACCGGCAACGACTACTCCACATGGCGGCGTCCCAACCGCAGATACATTGGTGCTGATGTGTACATGCCTAGCGGTATCAGCGAGAAGATTGACGAGCTAGTCATTGCCGTTGATACGTCAGGGTCTATCAGTGACCGCGCTGTTGCCCTGTTCCTATCAGAAGTACAGTCGATCTGCACTACCGTCAAGCCTGACAAGGTACGACTACTGTACTGGGGACACCGTGTTGTAGGTGACGAGTCATACGACACCCACGAGCTAGGTATGCTGACACAGTCAACCAAGGTCATGGGCGGCGGCGGCACGGATGTCAACTGTGTGACTGATCACATGCAGGAGCACAACATCAAACCACAAGCGGCTGTTGTACTGACTGACGGTTACTTGTTCGGTGACTGGGGTACGTGGGACTGCCCTGTACTGTGGTGCATCCTCGACAACAAGAGTGCGACACCTGACAACGGTAAGGTCGCGCACATTCAAACAAGCAGTATGTAGGAGACCGACATGGCTTATGGATTCAAGCAGGGGCTAGATTCGTTCTGGCATGTAAAGCGCAAGTACAACGACACCAAGCCTATGGTGTCTAAGAACCACACCAAGCAGGACAACCTGAGACCGGCTGGTCGTAACCGTAGTCGCAAGTGGGAGCACGTTAGGAAGTTGTCTGAAACGTGTTATGCCCTATGTGATGGTCAGTGGGGCGATCCTATATTTTCTCATGGCACTCCTGCGCTACCTATGCCGATTGAGGATACGTACAACCTGTCACCTATTGTGTGGGAGATCATGGAGCAGCCCGATGGTTCGTACCTAGAGACAATCAAGATACGCAACGGTACAGGTGACTACGGTCACAACAGTAGGTACACGTTCTTATCTGAGTTCTTGCCCCATAGCATGCGCTTCGTTGTGGGGAAAAATGGAAGGCAACACATAGGAGCCGGTAAGGTCTACTACTTGCCTAAGAGTAAGTCAGTCGATGAACGACGGTGGAATAACTATTACCAGAAAACAACTTATGGCTTTCAACGTGAGGATGACCAGAAGTATCTGAAGTTTGCACGTACCGCGCATGTACCTAAACGGATTTACTCTATAACCGATCTTGTTTTTAGTGAGTGGAAGCTAATCAGTCCTAAGTTCGTACCAGTGAACCCCAAGTCCAAGGTAGATAAGGAACGCAAGAAGGAACTGAAACCACACCTTGATACGTTTTGGGAGTGGGCGTGTGCTGTGGGGCAGATGTTGCCTACGAATGATTGGGAGTACGTGCGCGGCGTGAAAGATACGTTACGCAATGCAGGTGTGATAGAAGGCTGGGCGTTCAGCGCCAATGTAAGGTATAACGGAGACAACGTACAACACATCATAACGAGTGATGACCATGAACTACGACTGCCTCTGTTAGCCATGTTTATGGTAAACTCTGACATGAAATACGCTCATACACCAGAAGATGCTAAGAAAGTGCGTGCAAGATTTAATCAGTGGGCTAACCGAGCCTGTGGTTTAGTTACAGTAACGAAAGGAGAATAGTTATGACGGTAGATATGGGAAATGCAGAAAGCGCCCGAAAACCAGAACAAGAGTTCTGGGTACGTACTAGCACTTTAGATGCTAGGTTCGACATGGGGGAGGATGCAAGTATGGTGCATCCAGCATTGTTGGTATTCGCTCAAGCTGTGGGTAAGAAGTTACCTCATGTAAAGTTTGCGCCTGTGGTAGGTGCTCGCCGTGAGTTGTGGTTCTACGATCCGCACCAGCCGTATGTTCTAGGGACGTTGTTGTATAACGACATTCTTGAAAAGTACGGCGTAGAAGCTAGAGGTATTAGGAACGAAAGGTTCGGCCCAACGCACAGCGAATACGTACGATTGTGGAGTACGAACATGAGTACGGCTGTTAAGAAAGTAGCCGCAAATGCAGTGCCTTGGACTATTGGCGAGTTAGCATCGCTGAGTGTTAAGGACTACAAGACAGCGCGTGACGAAGAACTAGGGGACGTTAAGTCTAAAGTCGTAAACCTTCTAAAAAATCTAGGGATGGTGGGCGTTGACACTCAAGTGTTTTCCTACCTAAGAAGTCAGGTCAAAGGCAATGCTCGACTAGGGGATCAAGGTTTTCACGATGACGCATACGAGTTAGTGCAGACACATGAATATCTTGCAGAGTTGCAAGGACAAGGGGCTACTCCGCTGTTCGTACATATCGGTGAAGATAAACGTGGACGGCAGTACCTAGATACTGCTTGGGTAGGTACGGAGTTTGTGTATCGCACGGTAAGGTTTACACCCCGCAATCGTGCCTATGAAGGTGAGCCTGAGTTCGATAATCTGGTAGGTAAGTTATCGGTGCTAAACATGACCGAGCCTAATCATTATGTACGGGGTGTCGGCATGAAACATGCGGATGATATGTTCTATGTTACTGACTAATAAGAACCTTCAGGCTCATCATTATATACGTATGCTTGCGGATATCACCAAACTACGAGTACACCGTAACGAGTTAACACATGAAGGGATTATCTACCATATAAAGATATGTGAGCATACAGGTACGTGGGAAGTGACATGTCTTGGTATAGAATGTGTTGACTCGTACTTGGCTGGAACCTACTATTACGGCAAGCGCGTCCCTGCATTACTACAAGAAAGGGTTACGGTTCTATCTATGTTGGAGCCAAACAGCCCTGAAGTAGAAGGTGTAGGAATGCGCTCCAGTGAGAATGGCTTTTGGGTATATGACTAGAAACCACCGAAACCAGTTCCCAAGGAGAACGTATGGGTAAGGTTACGCTTGAGATGGATGTGAGTAACGAACAGTTGGAGGAGCTACTAGGTAGCTACAAAGCTATTGAGAAGCTGACTTATGTGACTGACGACATGTGCGAAAACTTTAGTTATCTGTCCAAGGCTATCACTGCAAACAATCGTGAGATCAAAAAACTCACTGCGAATGTAGCGAAGCTATTGGAGGAAATTAAGAATGGCAATGACACCGGAGGCAAAGGTAAAGAAGAAAGTAGCTGATGCCCTAAAGAAGTTAGGAGCATACTACTTCTACCCTGTAACGGGTGGCTATGGTAAGAGTGGCGTACCGGATATAGTCGGGTGCTACGAAGGGAGGTTCTTTGGTATTGAGTGCAAGGCTGGTAAAGGCAAGACCACCGCACTGCAAGACATGAACCTAAAACAGATTACGGCATCGGGGGGTATCTCTGCCGTAGTGAACGAGGACAACGTGCATACAGTTGCGGACATCCTCAATGAAAGGGAAGTGAGCGAACGTCAGTTGGCGTTTGATTTTTGACAAACAGGAGACCGAAATGGAAAATAAACTTTACAGTGAATATAAGATGTTTTCGTATGGCCCAAGCAAATCTTTGCGGTGCCTTAGATACCTTTTGAGAAATCCTGATGCTGATGCGCGTACCGCTGCGGATGCGTGTAAGGTATCGTACAACTTGGCATGGGCAGCGAAAAACGACATAGCCAAACGCGGCAGAGAGGCGATGCTTCCACTCGCCGACACGCCAGATCTAACTCCATCTCTTAGATCTAAGAACTACAGGCCCAAGGCAGAGTCGTTGCGGGTTGAGGAAGTTTCAGTCGAGAGAGAAGATGCAGTGCTGGATGTGCTGACTAACCCTAACCTAGATATTGATTTACTGGCTGTAAGATTACAGGAACTAGGGTTTGAGCGTGTAACAGCTTCTACAGAAGAAACCAACAAGAGTGTTCTCAAACCACAGGTAACTAAAACACAGCTATTGGAAGAGAAGCTGGAGAAGGGCGCACAAGTGAGTGACGGTAGCACTGCATCCTATTACGAGTTACCTGATGGGGCGCGTGAACTGCAAGACTTGATCTCGCACAAGAATATGAACTCACAGATCGGTGAGATATTCCGAGCGTGTTACCGCATGGGTGAAGCCTCGCACAGCGACGAACTACGTGACGCCAAGAAGATCCGCTTCTATATAGGTGCTGAAATCGAACGCCTACTGAGAAAGTAACGTGAAAAAGTACAACATCACGTTAGAAGAAACTATACGTAGGCGCGTACAGGTCGAGGCCAAGAACGAGGAAGAAGCTCGTTTTGCTGCCGAAGATGGTGAAGGTAACTACTTAGAGGTACCCAAGATTGTACGATGCGATATACAGCAAGTGCTTGAGGTGGAGGAGTCAGAGTAGTGGATCTTATAACACTGGACTTTGAAACCTTCTATGATAAAGACTTTTCGCTGACTAAACTGACAACCGAGGAGTACATACGCGACTCTCGGTTTGAAGTGGTCGGTGTATCTGTGAAGGTCAACAACGGCGACACTGAGTGGGCGAGTGGGACACATGAAGAGCTTAAAGGGTATTTCGATGAATTCGATTGGGCAAACAGTATGGTGCTGGCTCATAACACTATGTTCGATGGCGCTATACTGTCTTGGCTCTTTGATATTCATCCTCGCGTGTGGGCTGACACTCTTTGCATTGGCCGTGCTGTACACGGGGTTGAAGTTGGTGGAAGTCTCAAGGCACTTGCAGAACGGTATGCTGTCGGGGAAAAGGGCACTGAGATAGTAAACGCTCTGGGCAAACGCCGTGAGGACTTTACTGATGACGAGTTAGATCGTTACGGCGACTACTGTATCAATGACGTTGAGCTTACATATAAGTTGTTCAACATCATGGCACGGGGGTTCCCGAAGCAGGAGCTAAAGATTATTGACTGCACCTTGCGTATGTTCATTGAACCTATGCTGAAGCTAGACCGTGATTTACTTGAGGATCATCTATACGACATCAAAGCGCGTAAGGATAAGCTGTTAGTAGATGCTGGCGTGGCAGATAAAAAGGAGCTGATGAGTAACGAGAAGTTTGCAGAACTACTACGTTCCAAGGGTGTAACACCCCCTACTAAAATCAGTTCAACTACCGGCAAAGAAGCCTACGCATTCGCTAAAACCGATGAGGCTTTTAAGGGCCTTGGAGCGCACGAGAATCCAGAAGTGCAAGCGTTGGTGGCCGCACGATTGGGCAACAAAAGTACGTTGGAGGAAACGCGCACTCAGCGGTTTATAGATATCGCGGGGCGTGGAACTCTGCCGGTTCCTGTGAGGTACTATGCAGCGCACACTGGTCGGTGGGGTGGGGATGACAAGATCAACCTACAGAACCTACCGAGCCGTGGGCCTGACGGTAAGATGTTAAAGAGAAGCATCACCGCACCTGACGGCTACACGCTGGTTGACTGTGATTCGTCGCAGATTGAAGCGCGTGTGCTGGCGTGGTTCGCTGGGCAGGATGATCTGACCGAGGCATTCCGTAACAAGGAAGATGTCTACGTCAAGATGGCTGCACGGATCTACGACATACCAGAAGATCAGGTCAGTAAACAGCAGCGGTTCGTCGGTAAGACTACGATACTTGGGGCTGGTTACGGTATGGGCGCAGTCAAATTCCAAGCACAGTTAAAGACGTTTGGTACAGACATAGAACTAGACGAAGCGCGGCGCATCATAAACATTTATCGTGATACCAACTGGCGAATCAGTCATGTATGGCGCGAAGCTCAGAACATGATTGCCAGTATGGAGCGCGGTGATACGGTGCAATTTGGTAAGGAAGGCGTAGTTGAGGTATTGGGGGATCGCTCCGCTATACGTCTACCTTCCAAGCTACTGATGCGTTATGACGATCTACATGGAGAGCAGAACGAGCAGGGTGTGGAATACACTTATAGGACACGCCGAGGCCGAACCAAGATATATGGTGGTAAGGCAATAGAGAATGTCTGCCAAGGCATCGCTCGTTGTATAATTGGCGAACAGATGCTACTTATAGCAAAGAAGTATCGCGCAGTGTTGACAGTACACGACTCAGTTATTGGGTGTGTGCCAATGGATGAGGCTGAAGAAGCTCAGAAGTACATTGAACGCTGTATGCGTTACGTGCCCAAGTGGGCAGAAGGGTTGCCGCTTGAATGTGAGAGCGGTATAGCAGTAGCTTATGGAGATTGTGAAGCATGAAGTACGTGGTTTTGTTTGTTGGTACGCCATACATGGACGGTATGTATAAAAGTATTGAGTCTGTGTATGAGGTGTTAGAGCGTCATAGGCGTAGGTTTCCTCATCTACGAATTGAATGGGCGCAAGTGTCGCCTAATTTCGTTTTACCTGATGATGTGTTTTGGGCTGACCACAAAGAAACTTTGAGAGCCGAGAGCGTAGTATCGGCATGAGTGTAGCGCCGTGGTCATTCAGCAAGGTTAAGGCATTCCAGCAATGCCCCAAGCAGTTTTACCACGAGAAAATACTCAAGCAGTATCCGTTCAAGGAGTCTGAAGCCACGCTGTATGGAACAGCTTTTCACGAAGCTGCGGAAGAATACATACGTGACGGTGGTGAACTAGACCCACGGTTTAACTATGCGAAAGGTATGCTCGACGCACTGAACGCTAAGAAAGGCGAGAAGTTGTGCGAGATAAAGATGGGGCTGACCAAAGACCTAGAAGCATGTAGCTTCTTTGACGGTAATGTTTGGTTCCGAGGGATTGCTGACCTTGTAATTTTGAACCGCGAAGAAAACCTTGCATGGGTGATTGACTACAAGACAGGCAAGTCGGCAAGATACGCAGACAAAGGACAGCTAGAGCTAATGGCGTTAGCTACCTTTAAGCATTACCCCGAAGTAGAGACTGTTCGGGCTGGCTTATTGTTTGTAGTGAGTAACGACCTGATACGGGATCGGTACACAACTGAAGACGAGGAAAGGTTGTGGGCTAAGTGGTTGGATAACTACAACGACATGGAAACAGCTTTTGAGAATGATACGTGGAACCCTAACCCAAGCGGGCTATGTAAAGCATGGTGCCCAGTGTTGGAGTGCCCACACAACGGAAAGAACTAATGCCGTATAAGAATAAAGCAGATCGCAAGAAGCAGAAGAACCCGCCAGTGGGTAGTGCCGCACATGAAGCTCGTATGGAACGACAACGTGCTCGTCGGGCTATGGATAAGGTGGGGCGTGATGCTAATAAGAACGGCAAGGCTGACAAACGTGAGGGGAAGGACGTTAGCCATAACAAGATGCTCAGTAAGGGGGGCAGCAATAGAGATGGCTACAAGGTGGAAAGCAAGAGTGCTAACCGCAGCCGTAACGGTAAGAAGCCAAAGCGAACGAGATAAGACCAAGGTATATCCTTACCTGTTTAGCACTTTCCCGTCAGTGTGGTCGAAGGCGGGGCTAATTTAGTTTGCGTGATTGGGGAAGACCCCTTTCACGCCTTTTTGCATGGAAGGGTAAATGAAGATTATAGAAGGGAAAGCATTACTGATGCGGCTGCGTAACCCACGTAAGGTCACTGATGTAATACCAAAAAGTAAGGAGCTATCAGGCAATCGTGTGGTAGTTAACTGGGGCGTAGACGAAACACACGTACTCAAGAATCTGAATATAAACGCGCCATCACCCATTGAAGGTAAGTACAGATGGACAGGTAAGTACAAACCATTTAAGCACCAAAAGACTACCGCAGGGTTTCTTACACTTCATAAACGTGCGTTCTGCTTTAACGAGCAAGGTACAGGTAAGACGGCCAGTGCTATATGGGCAGCAGACTTTCTGATGAACCAAGGGCGGATCAAGCGAGCGTTGGTGATATGCCCTTTATCAATCATGGATTCAGCGTGGCGCAACGATCTGTTCGACTTCGCTATGCACCGCAAGGTAGATGTGGCTTATGGCTCGGCTAAAAAACGCGCTGCCATAATCAATAGCGAAGCAGAGTTCGTCATAATAAATTATGACGGTGTGGAGATAGTCGCGGACGAGATAGCCAACGGTGGGTTCGATCTAATCATTGTTGACGAGGCAACGCACTACAAGAACGCGCAAACAAACAGGTGGAAAACATTAGGTAAGCTGCTCACTCCAGACACATGGCTTTGGATGATGACGGGTACTCCTGCCGCACAAAGCCCGTTAGATGCGTATGGTTTGGCTAAACTCGTTAACCCGAAGGGTGTGCCACGCTTTATGGGGTCGTTCCGCGATAAGGTCATGGTGAAAGTAACCAACTTCAAGTGGGTACCTAAGCACGATGCTACCGAAGTAGTGTTTAACGCATTGCAGCCAGCGATTCGGTTCACTAAAGAAGAATGCCTTGACCTACCGGATATGGTCTACACCACACGCCAAGTGGCTTTGACTAGGCAACAAGAGAAATACTACAAAGAACTTAAAGACAAGATGGTCATGCAAGCAGCAGGAGAAGACGTTACGGCGGCTACGGCAGCAGTTAACATGAACAAGTTACTACAAATAAGTTCTGGTGCCGTGTACACCGATTCTGGTGACACCATAGAGTTCGACATCAAGCACCGCTATAAGGTGCTGCGTGAGGTTATTGACGAGTCAAGCAAGAAAGTTCTGGTGTTTGTGCCGTTCAAGCACACGATTCAACTACTCACTGACAAGCTACGCAAAGACAAAATACCTACCGAAGTTATTAGCGGTGCAGTTAAAGCAGGAGAACGTACTCGTATATTCAAGCAGTTCCAAGAAACGGACACGCCCAGAGTGCTAGTAATTCAGCCACAAGCCGCTGCACATGGTGTAACGCTGACCGCTGCAAACACAGTAGTGTGGTGGGGGCCGACCAGTTCGGTGGAAACTTACGCGCAAGCTAACGCACGAGTGCATAGGGCGGGGCAAGATCACAAGTGTACCGTGGTTCAGTTACAAGGGTCACACATAGAAAGGCGCGTGTACGCATTACTTGATAACAAAATACACACACATACAAAAATTATTGACCTTTACAAGGAAATACTTGAGTAGCTCACGAAATACGCTTATATTACATTTCTCGGCAATGGAAGGATATAAACATGGCTGATGCAGCAGATGTGGGTGGTGTTCCGGTTAAGAAAATGACTGAGGTTTTCCTCAAAATTAAGGCTGAACGGGAAAGACTGTCCACTGAATTCAAGGAGGCTGATGGCAAGTTAGTCAATCAGCAAGACAAAATAAAAAGCGCACTGCTCGACTACTTGAAAGAGAACGACATCAAAAGTGTCAAGACTGACGTAGGTACGTTTTACCGTACTGTGAAGCAGAAGTATTGGACTAGCGACTGGGAATCTATGCACAAGTTTATCTTGGAGCATGAAGTGCCTGAGTTCTTAGACAAGCGACTCAACCAGAAGAACGTGAGGGAGTTCCTTGAGGAAAACCCAGACCTTCTTCCGAAAGGGTTGAACGTAGATGCAGAGTTCGCTCTGACTATAAGGAAAGCGTGATGGAGCAATTAGTTCCGATTGAGGATGTCGCTAGGCATTTTAATGTGTCAGTATCGACGGCCCGAAAATGGGTACGAGATGAGGTGATACCTGAAGGTGTTTACGTCAAGGTAGGTAAAACTCATAGGTTTTCACTGCCAGATGTGACAAAAGCGTTGATGGCCTACAAAAGCAACGGGCAACCTGCGATGCAGGAAGAAATGTCTGAGGCGTTTGACCCGTCATCATTTGACCCTGATGCGGACATTTAATGCGCCGAATCAGTATACAGGGTAGCAAGTTTACTGGGTTGGAAAGCTCGGCAGACGGTAGCGAGTCTATAGATGTAATCATAGTCAATGCGGCGGAAGTGTCTCGCTCGTATTACAAAGGTGAGTACGATCCAAAGACTAAGAAGTTACCGCATTGCTGGTCAGCTAACACCCAGACCCCTGCACCCGAAGTGCCTGAAGATCAACGGCAAAGTATGCGCTGTATGGACTGTGTGCATAACGTAAGAGGTTCAGGCAATGGAAGTGGTAGGGCTTGTAGATTTCACCAACGCTTGGCAGTTGTTGAAGAACGAGTGTTAGACAAGGTGTACCAACTACAGGTACCTGCCTCGTCCATATTTGGTAAAGAGCGTAGTAAGGGCACGATGCCGTTACAGGCTTACGCCAAGTTTTTAAGTGGGCATGGAACGCCCTCAATAGCTGTGGTTACTAGAATAAGTTTTGACGAGGAAAGCCCCGTACCGAAACTATTTTTCTACCCTCAGCGTCCGTTAGAAGAAGAGGAACTTGATGAAGTTCGGTTCATGGTGGATCACGATGACACGTTACAGGCTATTACGTTTACCGTAGATGCTTACAACGTCAACGGCGGTTCCCCATTTGCTGAGATGGAAGGGTTCGATATAAATAGCCTAAGTTAAGGAGACAACAATGGCTGAAGCAACTATGTACTACACAGTGGAAGGCGTCGAGGCGCTGTACCCACGAATCAACACCACTTATAAGTTCGACAACAAAGCGAACGGTGGTAAGGGCGGTTCCGTTAAGTGCGATCCGCTAGACGATGGCGCAGCGTACGAGATGTCCTTCGTAATGTCGGAGCCAAAAGCTAAAGCGTTGTTCAAGGCAATGAAAGCTGCTTACGACGTTAAGAAAGAAGCAAGCTGGCCCGACAAGTTTCCGCTGCCGTTCAAGAAGGACGATGACGGTAACTACGTCGGTAAGGCCAAGCTAAAAGGCGCTTACGGCACTGACCTAACCAAGCCCCCACTGCAAGTGGACGCGAAGAACAACGAACTGCCGAAAGACTTTCTGTTAACTACTGGCAGTGTCGTGAACCTTGCATTCACTTTTGTACCGTATTCGATGCGTGAAAACGGGGTAAGCCTACGTCTGAATGGTGTGCAGGTAATTGACTATAAGCCGATGCAGTCACGTTCACCTTTTGGTGTCGTAGATGGTTATGTGGCTCAACCTGATAACCCGTTTAGTGATACTACCAGCACCAGCGCGGAACCCGTTGCTGATGATTCGGATGATGAATTTGGCGATGAGCCAGATACTCCAGCAGTGGAGGAACCCAAGAAGGTCGTGAAGAAATCCGCACCTGCACCCTCGGATGACGATGACCTGAGTGCCATTGTTGAAGGTTGGGATGACTAACTTTTAGCAATAACTCCACTATGGCTAGGTTTTACCGAAGAGGGTGTGCCGACATCCCTGCCATAGTGTCTCTCGGCATTGGGTGCAAACATGGATACAAGAGAATTTTTACGGCATGTGCTGCCTTACGAAGGGGTGTATGTCTTATTTCGCAACAGTCTGACGCAAGGCAGGCACAGGCAAGTATATTTTCATTCAGTAGACGAACTTGCGGAAGCCGCTGATTACTACGACTCTGATGGCTGGGACATATACTTCGCCCTAAGCAATTACGACAAAGTAGGTACGCGCAAGGGGGAAGACGCCAAGCAAATAAAGGCGTTTTTCTTAGACCTAGACTGTGGGCCAGAAAAAGAATTTGCTTCGCAAGCGGAGGCGCTGCAAGAGCTACAAGCCTTTTGTACTGCGTTAGACTTGCCAAAACCTCTTATGGTTAACTCTGGGCGCGGTGTACATGTCTACTGGGTGCTGTCTGAACCTGTAGCAGTAGAGCAGTGGAAGCCGGTAGCTGAGCAGTTCAAGCGCAAGTGCAGTGAGCACAACTTTGATATAGATACATCCGTACCAGCCGATACAGCGCGGGTATTGCGTGTAGTGGGTACGCACAACCATAAGCCCGAGACTCCTGCGCCAGTTCAACTAATCAACAGTAAGCCTGACGTAGTTAACTTCGACTACTTTGCCAGTAAGCTGGGGATGGACACGATACCAGTTCCCCAAAAGCGTACAGGCGAGGACGGGCCAGCAAGCCTACGTGACGCATTGATGCGTAACATTAAGCACAGCTTCAAAGACATACTTGTAAAAAGTCAGGGCGGTGCAGGGTGTAAGCAGTTGGTTAGAATAGTAAGCGGGCAAGCTGAAGCTAGTGAACCTATGTGGAGAGCAGGGCTATCTATAGCCAAGTTCTGCGAAGATGGTGAGAAAGCAGCACAAAAAATATCGGAGAAGCACCCTGAGTATACGCCAGAGCTTACACTCAAGAAGCTGGATCTGATTAAGGGGCCGTACCGCTGCACGACGTTTGACGAAAGCGAATCAGGTATATGTACCGACTGCCCTCATTGGGGCAAGATCAAGTCACCGATAACTTTAGGCCGCAAGATTGCTGAAGCCGAATTAAGTGAAGATGGCACTTATAGTGAAGATTTGTCGTTAATAGAAACTACACAAATGGCGGAGGGTTTGGGTGAAGATGTTTCCTCAGAACACGTTATACCAGCCTACCCACGACCTTACTTTAGAGGGATAAACGGTGGTGTGTACGTTCGCAGCACCAGTGTTGATGGTGAGGTTGATGAACGTGCCATCTACCACAATGATCTATATGTAACACGCAGACTAAATGACAAGGAGGACGGGGAGTCAATCGTAGCAAAGCTACACCTGCCAAGAGACGGAGTGCGTGAGTTTACGATGCCTTTAACGGCAGTAACTTCACGCGATGAATTCCGTAAACAGATGGCAATGCAGGGTGTCGCAGTGACTAGGATGGACGACCTAATGCAATATATGACTACATGGGTAAATGAACTACAGGCGTCGGCCACAGCAGATACAGCACACCGGCAATTTGGTTGGACTGATGACGACTGCAAAGCATTCGTTGTGGGTAGTAAAGAGGTACGCCCCGACAAGATCACACATAATCCGCCTACCACCCCAACCGCTGCGATCATGCACTACTTCAAGCCGAAGGGTACGTTGGAGGGGTGGAAAGATATGGCAAATTTCTACACCACCAAAGAAGGGTTAGAGATGCACCAGTACGTAGTGTGTACGGCCTTCGGCTCCCCACTAATGCAGTTCTTGCCTCAGAATTGCTCTACCTTACACCTGCACGATAAAGCTGGCGGTGCGGGTAAAACGGCAGCTATGAGGGTAGGTGCTTCGGTATGGGGGCACTTCAAAGCGTTGATGTTAACCGATCAAGACACAACTTCCATGAAGATGAACCGTGGTGAGGTGCTACATAACCTGCCGTTTTACATAGACGAGCTTACCAATACCCCCGAAAAAGAAATGAGTGATATAGCCTACCAGCTATCAGGTGGTCAGCAGCGGGGGCGTATGAGCAGCGGATCTAACATAGAACGGGAACGGGGCAGTCCGTGGAAGTTGTTGGCTGTTACCACAGGTAATATGAGTGCGATTGAAAAAATATCACTGTTCAAAGCTATGCCGAAAGCTGAAGCCCAGAGGATCATGGAGATTAGGGCGAAGCAGATATTTACTGAGACCAAACAAAAGGAGATGACTGACCACTTCGAGGAACAGCTAGACAGTCATTACGGTCATGCAGGGGTGGTGTACATCCAGTACGTCATGCAGAACTTGGTCAAAGTGAAAAAGCTGGTTCGTGACACGCAGCTAGAGATAGACAAGGCAGCAGGGTTGACTCCCGAAAACAGGTTCTGGTCAGCGGGGGCTGCTTGCACCATGAGTGGAGCAATTATAGCTAAGGAACTGGGGCTAGTGGATTACGACGTGCCAAAACTAACTGATTGGGTAATTCAGCTACTTAAAACTAATTTGAAATCGGTGAGCGATATGGGCGTATCTGTAGAACAGACACTTAATGACTACATGAATGACAACTTCAGTAACATCTTGATGATTAAGAGCACGGATGATTTGCGTAAGCAGAGCAATAACGGGTTAGACAGCATAGTAATACCTGACGCACTGCCACGGGGTAAGTTGATAGCGCGATACGAGACAGACCTAAAGCGAGCCTACCTTGTACCTGCACCACTAAAAGCATGGTGTGGGCGGCAGCAGATAAACTATTCATCTTTTATTGATGACCTAGTAAATAAACTGGGTGCTAAACGTACGAAGATACGACTAGGTAAAGGCACCAACTATAGACTACCGCCTAGCAGCGTTATTGCCGTTCCATGTAATACGTTTGATGACTCACCAACAGACATAAAAGAAGAGGACAACCTATATGACAATGTTTCTGCAAGCGATAAAGGCACAGGAAAAGATGCAGAATAGCTACCTTGACGCACGACTAGCCAAGGTGGAAACAGATATTTTTTCGCACGAGCAGAAACGAAAAGTGTGGCAACTACAGTCTGTAGGCACCCCACTAAAGCAAATAGTAGTCGCAGTGGGGGGCGACAGGTTGGAAGTCAAACGGCTAATTAGCCGCACTACGTGGCCTACGCCATCCGAAATTGGGTAATTATGAGTAAAACATTTATGGCCGCTATCCGCGCACAAGAGGTAGCTAAAACAAAACCGCAAGTAGAGCGCCCCTTGCTAGATGAGGCGCAACGAAGTCCACCAATAAGCGACGTGAAGCGGCGGCAGATACTGAGTCTATTAGAAGACCGAATAAGGCGACCTACGATAGCTCGTCAAATGAGAGTGCACCTTAGCACTGTACATAACGTAGCACGGCGGTACTACATGGTAGGCGGTAAGATAATGATGCGGCCTGAACGTGACTGACACGGTACTGAAACTAGATGATCTGAACCCTGACGGGGTACGTATTGTAGTCGATTGGCCTTCTATGGTGGTTGGCAGCTCGGTGTTCATACCGTGCATCAATACCGACAAGGCACTGCGACAGGTTAAAGATATATGCGTTGACCAGATGGGGTGGGATGTTAGGGCGCAGAGTCTTCTTCAGAGTAACATGTTAGGGGTACGTGTGTGGCGTATTTTATAGTTTACGGAGGGTTACGGAAATTTATGGAACTTTATGGTCATGATTGGACAACGTGATCCTATGTGGTACGATCCGCTCCGATAAGGTCAGGCGGTCTCCTTCCATCGGTCTTATCTCACTCCAACCCCTCGTCGTAGACCCCCCTTCCTGCGGCGAGGGGTTTCACTATAAGAACCCTACGTCTTCTACTGCACGCTTCATATACGGCGATAACAGCACGCCGTTGTGCATCTTGACGGTAGTAGCCATGTGCCTACGCATGGATCTATTAATGGTGTCACTTGTTATACGTAAAGAAGGATCGCGTCTAGTTACAATGTTTGTGCGGTTGAACTCGTCCATCTCTTGTAGTGCTTCTCTGGCTGCGTCAGAATCACCGAACCTTGTAGCTACGTAGTATCGTTTCAACAGCTTGCTACGTCTTTCTCGTGCAGCAGACTCCATGCCTTTAGCTGCCGACGTTTCTTCTATCTCACGAGTGTACCCAACAGGTGGGAAACCCAAGAATTGCGTGAGCATATCGCCGCTGGTTATGTCGTCGTAAATTGGATCGCCACGGCGTGTGAGGATACCTTCGTCTCGTGGGTACCGTATAACAGCTTTATACAAATTACGCATAGCGCCCGGCATCATGGCTTCCGAACCTCGCTCTAGCTCACCGTTACGTATCTCGTCAAGACCTTCTATGGCTCTGGAAGTTACGCTCCATGCAGGGCCACCGAATATGTGCATAAACGATTCTTCTGGAGATGGGTCACTGTTAAGCCTATCAGCCTCAAATAGTAGATCAGTGAGCTTAACGCGCTGCGATACATCTAACCCTGTCGCCTCAGATATTAAGCCTTTATACAGCACATCGTTATCTAGGTAACTACGTAACGCTTCATCAGCATCCTCTTCATAATCCTCTTGAAGCATGTCGTAGATCATAGACACTGCACCGTACAGCGGCAGACCCTGCACACCTGCGAAGAACAGTGCTGATAGATGTATGCCAGCCAGTTGTTTGAACGCTTGGTTTCGCAGTTCCGTATCCCCTGCGAATTGAGCATCCACCATCTGTTTAGCGGTCTTCAGCATCGTGTAGTACATCTGAATGCCATAACTCTTGTACATAAGAGCTACGCGCCCAATACCTTCACGAGCATAACGAGGGCCAGTTTCTAATGTAGCCCCACCGTTGATCTGCTGAGTCTGGTGCAGGGCTTCTTCTGCCGCTTCCTGCTTCTGTGCTGACGTAGCACTGTCGGGCTTACCATTAGTTATCTTGCCTAGCGCAAGGTCATACGCAGCAACCATCGTAGTTTGCCGGTTCATAACTTCTGCGTTGTGAAACATTATTGCGGAGAAGTTAGTCACCTTGTCCGCGAAAGTTGTTTCTCGGCCTGACTGATCCACACTCAAAGTTTCTGCCAAGAAAGACGAGTTTAGTTCCCCGCGTTTAGCGGCAAGCTCTATTAGAGGCTTTATACGCTCCAGTTCTTTTGCTTTTTTATCGTCTAAGTTTAGGTCAGTTCGCACGGAGTAGCTTACGTTGCCGTTGCCATCAATGGTACGTGTGTAGTAATTGTCTAGTGATGGAACAGTGTATTTCTCACTAAACTTCTTGTTTGTTTCGGGGTCATTAGAAAAGCTATTTTTAGGGTGTGGTACGTAAGAACCTACAAACAACTTCTGTGCACCAGTTACAGCGTCCCACGCTCCCTTGTATCCGTACTTACCTGCCAACATAGGGTATGCAAACAAAGGCACCTGCGATAAGTTGACCAGTGCAGATGATGCGTTAAAACCGATAGTCCACAAAAACGCCATACGGTTGGCATTTTTAGCATATGTGTCTGTAGGAGGGCTTATCGCAAAGTTGGCACGATCAATCATTTCCTCAATAACGGCCTTGTCGCGGTCGTTCTGCACTTCTTTACGTGCCTTAGAGACTTCGTTTAGTTTATCGACTGCGTTTTGTATCTTATTACTACCGCGAATCCGCGCCGCTTGCCGAGACAGGTCGTATGCTTTACTTCTAGCAGCTTCAATCGCATCCATGTCATAGCCGATTCTTTTCTTACGTTTTAGCAATGACTTAGTGAAAGAAGATTCAGGGAGTGACTCAATGTAAAGTCTAGCAATCTGCTCTCGTGTTGAGTCTGGTATTTTCTTATCGTTTAACGTACCTAAAATTTTACCGATAAATGCGCCAGAAGGAGCTTTATCAGTTACATACTTCTTCATATTGTCAGGGTCGATAGATTCAACCGTGTAGCCCTCGTCCCTAAACTGATCTCTGGCTAAGTTACGATCCCCTAAACTCTCGTACGTTATGATAGCGGTTTCACCGTCTGCCGGGTTGTCTATTGACAGCCAGTATTTACCCTTACGTGTTAGAGGGAAGTAAGGTTCGACGTTAGCGGCTTCCAATAACTTAGCAAACAGATCGTTTTTAAGGCTGCTCTTAACGCTATCGTCTACATCCAACCCGTCTATTCGCCCCAGCAAAGAATCACGTAGCTGAACATTTATGCTTTTGTATAGATCACGTAATTCGTTATACGCTCGTCTACCTTCGGCACCCAGTTCTTTACTGTCATAGAACCTACGTAATTCTTTATACCGATCTATTTTTAGCTGCTGTTGCTCTGTACCTTCTGTACCTTCTACAAACTGTTTTTCTACAAACTGTTTACGATACCTAGACTCGGCTTCTTTCAACGATATTGACGGGTCTACTTCATCAATGGTGCTGTCGTAGACAAGATTGTTGAACGTGTCCATTGTGTTCTTAGACGCTTTAGATGCCCAACCTACAATCGGATCAAGTGCTTCTTTAACTGTTCTTTCTGATTCAGTCAGCAAACCTCGCTGCTCTAGTATTGCAGCACCGAGTTCTTTTGCGTAAGGAATTTTAGCAGCGATGTCATCAAACACCGCCGAGTTAGGTAGCACACCTAACGTACTCCGTATGAGTTTCCTCATGCGTGGGTTTAGGTCTGTATCGAACAGCGCAAAAAAATCACGTTTAATCTTAGCGCGGCCTTCTTTCTCACTTAGAGTTGACTTAACTGAAGCCATCTCTCGCTGGCTTGCTCGCACGTCGTCTTGAGTAGAGCGCATTGCCACTGAGTCCAACCCAGCGGTATTAGGTGCAGCAACTAAAATCTTGTCTACTAGGCGATTAGTTTCGGCTTGTGCTGATTCGCCGTAGTTATCAAACCCAAGGTAACGTGCGATGATTTCCTTGAACCTTCTCCACAAACTAAGCGGTGCGCCTTTAGGGTTTATCTTAGCAAGATCACGTTGGAACTGACGATCAGTAAACGCTTCAGCCACAAACTCTTCTAAATTCTTGGTGCCGTAAGGAGTCTCGCCCAGCACTTCTTTGGCAGCTTCATATATACGGTTAAGGTCTTGTACCGACTTGCTGTTGGGGTTTGTCCTTATCTCATATAACGTCGCTGCGTGGGTCATTTCATGCAGGAATACATGGTCAGTCATACCATCGGCGGTGTTGAGCAGAATCTTGTTTTCTTTAGGTACGTACAATCCAAGGGGTACCTGCCCATACTTGTCTTTCTTATCAAGCATACTGCGTATGTTATTAGCATCTTCGATAGTGCTGTCTTTTTGCAGTGGCTGTATGGTCACAAAACTTGTACGTGTAGTGCCTACATAACTCATCAACTTTCTAGCAACTCGCGCAACGCGCCTATCTGGAGTTCGCTTAGCCAGTTCTTCTAGCGCACCACGAGTGTCACCTGCGTTTATCTTGTCAATCACCGAATCTCGTAGGGGCATATCAACGGGGAAGACTGCATTGGCAGAACCGAACATAGGCGCAGCGGGGGAAGTATTTATCATCCGTGCGGCAGCTTTTGGGTCAACGCTCATGTCCTTAACGTGCATCAGGTACTTATCCCTGTTGCCCTTCACCGTGCGAACTTCTGGAGCGTCGGATAATTCTTCTCTGGCTAAGTCATTTGCTTCACGGCGACTAACTCCTTCGTCCCTCATTATCTCATCAGCACGCGCTCGCAGTTCTTCGGGCGGCGTTACCCTCGCACCTACCGCGCTTCTTGACTTAGCTGAAGCAGGCTCTTGCTCGCTTTGGAGCTGTTCAACCCTAGCGTTAAGTTCCGCTGCCTGTGTGCCTATGTCCGCATCCGCTAACGAAAATTCACCAGTTTCTGGCTCTAAATCAACAACCCCTGCTTGTTCCTTCGTGACTGTTCGCTCACGCGCAGCAGTTCTTAACGCAGCCTGCTCTGCATCAGTGCGCGGCGTTGGTGTTGTAGCCTCAACTTCTACTGCCGCACGCTCTACTATAGGCAGTAATTGCTGCTGTAAACTAGCTACTTCTGCCTCAACTGTTTCCAATGTTTGTTGGTTTTCAGGGGTAGGGTTCGTTTCAACAGCGGCTCTTGCTGCTCGTAGGTTGTTGTACTGAGTAACTGCTTGCTGCGCTAACACGGCAGTTTGATCGGGTGCAGTTTCTACAGCTTCTACGGCAACGGGGGTAGTTACACCTGTAACGTCTTCTATTACATCTACAGTTTCGGCTTCAACTACTGGACTAAGGCTTCTACCTGTTCGCTCAGTAGCTCCTCTAACGCTGCGTCCAGCATCACCCACTGTTGCTCCGACAGGTGCAGTAGTTGCCAAGGTATCCTCACCTGCCGCTCTGTCTCCCACGCCTTGTAGATCACTTGGAACGCCTGTTCTATCTCTTCCTGCGTCAAGTTCTCTTTGGCTTGCGGTAGGTAAATCACGTTGTCTGGTCGATACGCCATCTAGCTCTCCTTGCAGCAACCTATCAATGTTATCCTGTAACTTCTTCGACCCTCTGTTTCTGCCGTAACGAACTAACCGTTCTCGTACAGTTATAGGCTGTTTTGTTTCGCGGTCTATTATTGGCTCGCCAGTCTTAGCGGAAACAATTGGATCGTCTAAAGCCGCGCCTTCTTGGATTTCTTTCCTTATAGGGGCTTTTGCTGGAACTTCTAAGGTATCCAGCATTATGGTTCCGGTCATACGTACAGGTTCAGGTGTATCCACTGCTTCTGCACGACGTTGTGCTTCTTGTTCCGCTACTGCTAGTTCAGTTGGGAACAAATCACCTTGCTCTCGTTGAGCAATCTCAGCACGTTCTCTGCCCGTCCGCGCTTCATCAGAGACAGGTGTTTCGGTAATTTGTTGCTCTCTGGCTCGCTCATTAAGGCGATCCGCTGCTTCTTCTAAGGTAAGCGCCTGACCCTCTGGTGTGAGTGCTAGAGTTTCGCCAGCGATTGTTGAAGTGTCATCTCTACGTCGTCGCATAGCTGTAGAAGTAGCTTTTTTAGGTACGGCCCCCGCACGTTCTTCTACTTCTGGTGCAGGTAATCCTGCTAACTGTGGGCCTACAGCGGGTAAGAAAGATTCTTGGTCTGGCGATACTGCTGTGCTGGGTTCTTCCTCAAACAGCCTGTCTCTTTCAGCCTGTGCTAATGGATCACCTCGTGGCCCTTCAAGATCGCCGCGACCAAACAACTCACCTTGAGTACCTGCTGGGGCATCTTCCTCAATTCTTGCTCGCTCTACCGCTTCTGCGCCTGTTTCATCAGGGTCATCAAGTCCACGACGTGCACGCCTGC